GCCGTGTGTTAAGCGTCGGCATTATGCCGACCATGCCGCTGGGGGCAAGCTCTCGGTATTAAGTTTAGGCGCTACAACCGCAGCCGTAGTTGCAGCAATACGGGTTTGCCACCTGATATGCCGGGATCGGCGACGGACGGAGGGCAGAGACAAGGTAGCTGTTCTGCGCCGCCTGGGAGGCCGCGAGCTTGAGGGACTGGTTCTCGCTTTCGAGATCGCGCATCTTGCTCTGCACGAGGAAGTCGAGGATGGCCTTGCTGTTTCCGTTGGCGTTGTCGATGATGTCGCGCGCGGCGTTCTGCACGGTGTTGCGGGTTTCGCAGCCCTGCGTTGCCATGTCATAGCGCACCTGCGCAACGGCGGCGCGATTCTCGCAGCAGCACTCCTGCGACTGCATCTGCATCTGGAAGAGCTGCGCCATGAGGGCAGACTGCTGGTTCGCGCGGGAGAGTTCGGCGGACATGAAGCCGTTGCTCACGTTCTGCTGCACGCCGTTGATGAGCTGCGCCTGCGCGAAGAAACCATCGCAGAGGCCGTTGTTCACGCCGTCGAGCTTGCGCTCGATGTTGGCAAAGTCGGAGGCGAGGATGTAACCATCGGTCACACCGCCACGACTACCGCCGAAGCCGTTGCCGCCCCAGCCGAAGAGGACAATGAAGAAGAGGATGATCCACCATCCGTCGCCGCCGAAGCCGCCCCAGCCGCCGTTATTCACGCCGGTAGGAGTTACGGGCATGGTGGGCTGGATACCACCGTCGGTAAGAGACATTGTTCAATTTTCCTTTCAAAAAATATTTTTTATCCGGCCGGATAAATTCAACGTAAGAGCGCCTGGAATTGCTGCGCGGCACTTTGCAGTTGGTTTAGCTGCTGCTGGGAGATTTTGCCGCTTTGCAACAGCTTCTGCACCTCCTGCTGCGGATCGCCGCGAAAGGTGTTTCGGAATTGCTGGAACTGCTGGACAAGCTGGGCGAACTGGTTGTTCTGCCCGCCGCCGAGCGCCTGAAACAGGGGGTTACTCATTTTCGGGCACCTCCGCTTTCTTTGCGGTTTTCTTCGGCGCGAACTGCGCCGCGAACGCTTCAAATTCCGCGCGCGTGACATACTCCGGTGTCGGTGTCTGTGTCGGTGCGGCTTTGACGCGCTCGGTGTAGTCGAGGATGCGCATGGATGGAACGCCCGAAGCGTCAACGGACTTGACATAGATGCACATGTTCTCACTGTCCCACAGCGGGACGGTGTTTCCCGCCGCGACAAGGTAGGACTTGGCGGCGGCTTCGCCCTGCACCCAGATCATCGGGTTCGGGGCGGGCTGCTGCGCGCGGAGCTGCGCGAGCTGATCCATCATCGGCGGGGCGTATGGCTGTTGGTAGTTCGGCTGGTAATACGGCGGATAGTTCATCGTTTTTCCTCCCAAACGTAGATTGGTGTTTCGTTGCCGGAATCCCAGGCGTCAAAATACTCTCCGTCCACGACTGCCACGACGTGGCCGCTCAAGGCGAGAATGTATGCGCCCCGGGGGTGTTCGGCGGCAAACTGCCGGACGGTATAGCCGTCGTAATCGGGGAGAGCGGAGCGCGCAAATCCACGACGGCGGAGATGCGCGCCCCAGACCGCATTGGCTGACGGCATGTCGGACAGCTCGTGCCCCGTCGCTGCCAGATCCATATACACCTTGCCCCAGCTGTCGCCGGTCGCCTTAGCAATCGCGCGGATCACGCAATCGCCCACGGCCTTGCCCGCCGGATTCGGGTTAAAATATTTCATGCGGTCGCCTCCCACTACCAAAATTTTCGCACAAAAAAAGAGGGCTAACCCATCGGTTAGCCCTCAATAATCCATCAATAATCCATCATTCGATTGCAGCGGCGATCTTGTCCTTTATCGCCCGTATACGGCGCTCGACTTTCTCTGTGCCGTACAGTTCCGTATCCGTCTGCATGGCAAAGGAGATTTGCAAAACGCTCATGCCCTTTGCCCGCAGACGGAAGATTTTTAATTCCTCATCGGTAAAGCCGCAGTCTCGCTCAAACTGTTCGCGCAGCTCTCGCGGGAATTGCAGCTTATTCTTTGTCCCCGGCGTTGTTAAACTCCGTAGGAGGCTCTCTGTCGTCATTGGCTACACTCTCCATATATGCGTTAAAAAGTGTCTCTGCGAGGCGTTCAGACGCCTCGACGCCATTGATGCGGCAGAACGTTTTTACGGATTCTTTCATCTTTCCGTAGTGTCGGTTTACAAGGCTTTAAATTTTCCGTCAGGCGGCTTTGAACTTATCGTTCATTTCCTTAACGGCGGCTTCGAGAAGCACCTTAAGCTCGTCCTCCGTGGTTTTGATGCCCTTCTGTTCGAGCATGGAGGCAGCGACAGCCATGGCGCGGGACAGTTTCTCGTCGCCGTGGATATCCTTATACACCTGTTCAATGTACGCAACGGTAGTTGCCGCTACCTTGCGCTTCGTGTCGGTGTTGACGTACTTTTCGTACAGCTTCGCGGCGTAGGACGCGGCAATGCCGCAGACGGCGAGGATGATGTACTTGATGATTTCCATGCCGTAGGTAGTGATGATCTCGTTCATTGCAAATTCTCCTTACTTCAAAAAATCGTTTTTCTTTAGATGTCCCGCGTAGACGCTGTTAAGATGCTGAATGGTGTTTGCGGCGCGGTTGTTTTCGTATAGCGGGTGGCCGGAGCAATAGTCCTCGTATCGGTCAACGTCCCGAAGAACGTCAGCCCAATGCTCGGCGGTGTGAAGAACACCCTGCCGCACCTCATCGCCGAAGCGGAGGATGCGGCTTCGCGCCTCGTCAGCACGACACGCGGCGTCGTCCTCAATGTGCTTTACGAGCTTACCGTCTAAGGCGTCCAAACGCTTCACAATCTCGCTTTTGTTCTTACGGTTGGCGAGGATCAGCGAGAAGATGCCCGCAACGGCAGCCCCGCCGCATGCGGTGATGATTGCCTTTATGATTTCCATTTATTTCTCCTTAGCTTAAAAGACGGTTCACCTCGTCCTGCACGGCCTTAATGAACCATGCGGCGAGCGCGTCCTTGCGAGCCTGCCCGTTGCCCCATTTTCCGTTGATGACCTCGCGGGCCTTCGCCGTGATGAACGGGTCAACCGTAGGCTCCTCGGCGGGCTTCTCCGGTTCCGGCTGCGGCGTCGGCTGCGGCGTCGGTTCCGGCGTCGGTTCCGGCGCCGGTTCGGGCTGCGGCTCTGCGCCGTCGGCTTTGCTTGCATAATCGGGAATGCCGTAACCTCGGATGAAGCGGTCATTCACGGCAAGCACACGCTTGTTCACGGCGTTGGCGTTGTTGCCTTCGATAATGGTCATGTTATTGCCGTCGCAGTCGAGCACGATGCCTACATGGTCGGGCTGGCCCACGTTGTCGCCGACGCCGCTGTCCTGCCAGTCGTAGAAAATCACGTCGCCCGGAGACGGGGTATTGGCGTCATTTTCCACCCAGCGCCCGAGCTCCTGATAGAGCCGCACCATGCCGGGGCAGCCGCACTCCGTCGGCATGATGCCGCGCAGGCCGCATTGCAAGGAAACGACGCTGACGAACATCGCGCACCACGGCCACGTCGCCTGCATCCGCGTGCCGCGCGGCAGCGGGCGCTGGGAGTTGTAAATGTCCAGCATCTCGTAATGCTTGGCGTCGTATTCGCGCGTCCCAATCCACGAAAGAGCAGTGGACACGACTTTCCGTCGAAGTTCGGTTTCTGTCATTTCCATATACCTCCTGCTTTGAATTTTGCCGACGCATTTTTCCATGCGCCGCCCTTGCGGTACAACGTCGTCTGCTTCCACACGCCGGAGACCTTGAAATAAACCGTTGCTCCGAGCAGCGCAGGCGCGGTAAAGGTCGCGGTTTGAACGGCGACCGCGGCGCCAACGCCGCCGACCTTGACGGTGATATTTACACCCTCTCCGGCTTCTCCGATAAAATAGAACGTTGTCGTTCCTTTTGATACGTCGAAGGACGTATCTTCTGTGCCGGTGACGCCGCCGATATCGCATCGTAGCGTCCACTTGCCCGGAGGGTAATAAGTCCCATAGCTGCCGTTGTCGCTCGTCAGCTCTGCTTTAATGGCAAACTGCCTGCCGTTCAGACGGGCGATGTAGAGCTTTCCGGAAAAGCTCCAATGGTTTGCTACACCCGAAATGCTTTTTTCCTGCTCCCACACGCTGCCGCTTGGCAGCTCCGGCGCTGTCTGTGACCATGCCATTCAGATCACCTCACTCCGAATACATGAGATAGATATCCCCGTCGCTGCCGAGCTCGGCGCCCGGCTCCGTCGTTCCGGCATAGATCATGCGTGTGTCATAGTTACCGGTCACAATGAGCGCAACATTTGAAATCTTTTTCAGCTTGATCCACTTGTATTGCGGAACAGTGATTCTGATTTCAGCCGCCGATGAAGATGTTCCCTTATTACTTTCAATCACAGCGGGCATATTCTGCAAAATTAGCGTAAAAGGATTGTTAGCAAAAATGACCGTCTCCCAGAAGTCATCCGTAATACGGTTAAACTCGCTCAAATCGAACATGAAAGACTGATTGCTGCCGTATACCCAGTTGAAAACGTGTCCCCAGCTCGAAACGACATAATTGCTTGTTGCGTCTGAACTTGTGTTCGTTCGCGGAAACTCATTCCAATACTTTGCGTCAGATGCCAACTTCGCCAGCGTTACTGTGTTGTCCGGGATAATGCCGCCGCTCGCCTGTTCAATCGCCGTCCGAAGCTGCGAAAGAAGTTCGGTAAACTGCGCGTTGATGACGCTTGTGTCGATGCTCAACGTGTCGGTTACAAGGCCGCAGACGTCCGGGTTTTGCCGTTCGTCCGTAATCATAGAGGCGGTGATAGATGTCGTACCGGCGGCGACGAGGATCTGCGCTAGGCTCAACTGCCGCTGCGTGGTGTTGTTTGTTAGAGCAGGAGCAGCCGCCGCGCTCGCCGGTATGCCTTTGAGAATTTTAATTTCCGGAAGGTCGGCGTAATCGGTGGTTTTCCATTCAACGATTACGCGGTCGATGCGGTTTAGAACGCCGTCCGCCGCGTCAACGGTGAGCTGCATTTTTGCGCCGTTAGTTTTTTCGGCGTCGTTCCACCAGACAACGCCGTTTGCTTCGGAATCGGCGATCCAGCCGACACCGTCGGACACCGTGACCGCCATGGCGTTCTGCACGGCGGCGACGGCGGCGTTGTTATTCGCGGCGAACACGCCGGAGGTGCGGCCATGCAGCCAGCGCATGGCGTATTCCGCGCCGACGTATTCGTCGCGGTTGTTCGGGAAAGATTTAATATTTGCCATTTAGTTTCTCCTCACTTAGTGCGTCAAGGATTGGGTCGCCGAGGATGATCTGCGTTTTCTCGCCGGTGCGGTCGAGGGTGTATTTCAGGCCTGTGATTCGCGCGGCGAATGACACGCCGAAGCGGACGGAAATGCACAATACGACATCGCCGAGGTCATAGCGGATGCCAAGCTCGGAGGGGTCGATGACAACGTCAAAGCTGGATCGCTCGATATACTTCCCGAGCTCCATGTTGCCGAAGGACTTTGCAGACTTGGCAGCGTCGTCGGCGGTGCCGTCCGACTCCTGCGAAATCGAGCTGTCGAACCACCGCTCGAAGCGGTCGTCGCCAGAGGCGCTGCCAACGACCGCGACCGGCTCGGTTTCGTCGGTCAGCTTGTATTTCACATAAGCGACATTTTTAAACGTGCTCACGTCTTTATTGATGACAAGGTCGGAACATGTTCCCTGCTCTTCAACAAATGCAACGCGGTGAATGCCGGTCGTTCGGTCGGTTCCTTTGATGACGCGGAAGGTGTGCGTTAGGGTATTCCCGTCCCAGTCCATCCGGTGGCCGAGCTCGGCGGTGTCGAGAACGTCCATGATCTTATCGAGGAGCTGCCCGCCGTAAACGGTGTTGTCCTCGTCGTCCTCCGGCTGAAACTGCTCGGTCAGGCCCGCTGGCGTCGCCGTATGGATGCGCGTCAGGCCGCGGAGGTTGTCGTTGATGAGGCCGTATACGCCAGTCTCTATGGTCGTGATGGCCGTTTTTGCCGCAACGACGCGCTTGTTTAAGAGCCAGTTTGCTGTGTAACCATTGACGGTGATGCGATTCTGCACTGTGTCATGCTTGACGTTGACGAGAACGTAGGTCGTGCCTCTTGTGGTGTTGTACAATACCGCCCCCTCACGGAGGGCGGCGATGTTGTAATCGTCCACGGGGGCAACGACCTGTATTTTGCCGATCGCGTTGTAGTGCTCGGTTATCTGGACGGAAATGGCGTGTGTTAACTGGTATCGTGTGGAGAAATCGGGGGGATAGATTTCAAAGCTCATACGCTTATCCCCACGATCTCCTGCGCAAAGTCAACAGCGACCTGCAGGCTGTCAAGGCCGCTGTCCGCGGTCGGCTTCAAAACATTGTCCCCGACGGAAAGCCGGTAGAGGCTGGACGTTAATTCAAGCGCGCCGCGGCACTCGCCGTCCACGCTGGAGGTAACATATGTACGGTCGTGCGTGATTTCGATCACGACACGCTCCCCGGCGGCGAGTGTTTTGTTAACGCGGATGAATTTCCCGGTTGCCGCGTCGAGGATCTGCGGATTGACGACCTCGTTGAGCGCGGTGAACGTTAGGGTATACGGGACGGGAACTTGCCCGCCGTTTTTGACGTTGATGAACTGCGTCCGGACGACCGTGCCGAAGCGGTACGGGCGGGACTGATTCCACGGGAATTTAAAGCCGTATTCCACGCCGGAAAGCGTGGCGGCGGCAGATGCGTCCTGCTGCCAATAGGGATACGGCGCGGTCAGCGAGAACTGAAACGCAGCGAACACCGGGCGCGCCTCGATGGTCGGGGTGGCCGTAGGGCGGACGTCGAGGTAGTAGTCGTCGGCGTAGAGCCGACCGTAGAGGTCAGGGCGCACGACGGAGAGGAGCGCGTCCTTGTTCTCCGCCTGAAATTCTCCGACGAGAATGCCGCTGATCGTCACGGGGCGGGACTGCACGTTAACGCTCTGTACGGTTGTTCCGGTCTGGTCGATGCCCTGCGCTTCGTTGAGCTTGCAGACGACGGTATCAATGCCCGCGGGCTTGTTGATGAGAAACCCGCTGGCATACTCAAAGACGATCTCGCCGCCGTCCGAATTGACATAGCGGAAGGTTTTGGAAAGATTGCTCACATTGCCCACCTCGCCGTCTCAAAATACGCCGCCGTTGCAGCGGCAAGCTCCACGGGCGTCTGCGGTACGCTCTGGATGTTCTGCACGATGGTGATGCCCGCGGCGTTGTGCGTACCGCGCCGCCAGTCTTCCGCCTCGGCCTTTGTCAGCACAGATTCACCGCGGTGGAGAACCGCCGGATATCCATCATATGGGACATAATCGAGGCCACCGGCTGAGAAATGACCACCGTTTCCGCCGCCGCCGTTGTTCATTCCGTTTCCAGCGGAATTGGCAATACTCATACCGGCGTTATAAGCATCCCGCGTTTTACTTTTGAGCCCTTCAATGAAGCGATCAACCGCTCGGCGGCCAGAGGAATAAAAGGTTCCGCTGTCAACGACGCGCGCAGAAATGGCGCTCACGGTGCGGTCGACAAGGTCTTGCCCGGCCTGTTCGCAGGTAACGTCCTTGTCCATTCCCTCGGCGAGCTGCGCCGCCGGGTCAGCATCAACTTTTCCTGCGCCGACGGACTGCGCAAACGCCTCGATTGCCGCCGCGCCGCCCTCTTCGTACAGGGCACGCAGCTCTGCGAGGCCCTCCTCGCTTCCGGCGTTGGCCTCGGCGAGCATGGCGACGACACCGGCGTACATCTCCGGCCCGCCCGCGTTGAACATCTCCGCCAGCTCGGCGGGAAGCTCTCCGGCGATGGATGCCATGTTCGCGGAAAAGTCGTTCGTCGCGTCGATATTGTGGCGCATGTTGTCGAGGGCGTCCGCGTACGAAAGCTCGCTCTCCGTGTTGATGCGCGAGAACATGTTCGTCGCTGCGTCTGTATAGGTCTGTAGGCGCTCGGTAGCTTCCTCCATGGTGAGGTTGCTGTTGGCGAGCTCGACGGAAAAGCCGTTAGCGCTGATCGTCATCTTATCGACGGCGTCGGCGGTTACGTTCGCGGTTTCTGCGGCGGACGCTTCCGCCGCTTCCATATCGGCAAGCTGTTCCGTGCCGCGGCTGATTTTCCCGGTCAGGTCATCGACCTGATACGATAGGCGCCAGAACGTGTCCGCGTCCGTCGCCTCGCTCACACCCGCGAGCTCTGTTTTCAAGCGAACAAGCTCATCGTTCCACGCCTCAAGCTGCGCCCTTGCATCCTCAACGCTTTCTGTAGGGAGGGGGTTTCTAAACTCGTCTGCCGTTTCGGCCCAGCTCTCGGCGACGTCGGCAAAGCCGCTTGTGAGCTTTTCTACCCAGCCGAGCACTTTTGCGATGGACGGGGTCAAAATGCCGCTGAACGCGGTTTTCAAACGCGAAATCTGTTCGCCGACACCAGCCTGCGCCTCTTCGAGCTCAAGCTGCGCGTCGCGGGCGTTCATGACGGCGGAATTGTTGCGATGCATGGCAGCGGCGGCATCGTCATACGCTGCGGCGAGGGTGTCGGTAATGAGGGCGGTTCGCTCTGCCGTATCGGCACAGGAGGCGAGGCGGATGTTAAAATCGTCCTCGGAAATGCCGACCCAGTTGAGCGCGTCGGCCAAAACGCCCGTGACCTGCCCGACCTTGGCGGTTTCATTTGACGCCTCAATGAGGCCCTCTATGGGGAGGGAATCGCCAAACGTTCCGTAAACACCGGCGGCGATCTCCGTCCAACGCGCCTGTTCCTTTGTGCTGGTGGTAAGGCGGGCGAGGAGCTGCGAGGCCTCGACCGCTGTGCCGGTATCGCCGAGGAGCTTGTAGAACTCGCGGAACGTTTTTCGCGCGCTGGTGGTGGAGTAGCCCATGGTCTCGAACGCAGTGTCGAGCTTGCCCATGGAGACGCGGAACTCCTCCGTGGATTCGTCCATGTTCCATACGGCTTCCGCAAAGCTTTTGATCGTGGAAACCGAGACCTCAATTGCAGCGGCGAGAAGATGGCCTTTTGTTACGGCGCCTGTGATGGTTTTGCCGAGGCCAGACAGAGCGCCGTCCGCTCCGCCGCTCGTCTCTCCTACATTTTTCAGGCCGTCTGCGGCATCTTCGATTGGCGGGGCCGCTTTGTCGGCTTCTTTCCCAACATCGCGCAGGGAGCGTTCTGCGTCGTTTAACGCGGTCTCGGCTTGGTTTGTTTCGGTGGTTGCCTCCTCAACGGATCTCGTGAACTTATCAACGGCCTTTTCCGCCTTTTGGGTGTCGCCGGGGATGTCCTCGGCAGCGCCGCCGAGCTTGTCGAACGATTTCGACGCATCGGTGACTTGCTTGTCGAAATCGGACGTATCGAGGGTGAGTTTGGCAAAAAGGTCAAATACATTCATTCTTCATCGCCTCCAAATGCGGCGCGGAAGCGCGCGATGATCTCCTCCGGCTCCTCGATTTTTCGCGGACGGAGGACGTCAATGAAGCGCCGGTTGAGCATCTGGTCGCGGCGGACGAGGGCATAGAGCGCGTCGGTGACGTATATTCTGTACGCCTCCTCTTCCGCGCGCCGGTGCTCCCTGACGGCGACATACCGGACAATGCTGCTTACTCGTTGGTCTCCGGCGTATTCTCCGGCGCAGAGCCAGCACGATCCGCGCCAACCTGCGCCGCCGTAAAAAAAGACTTCCAGACTTCATCGCCGGTGAGCTCCGCCCAGTCCTGCAGGGCTTTGACGTAGGTGAGCTCGGCGGCGTACTTTTCGGGCGTTGTGCCGTAGCACACGGCCATGATGCGGCAGAAGTCGTCCTCGTGACGGGAGAGGATCTTATAAACGAGGGAGACGATGTAAGAGCGCGAGGAGCGCTCGTCCGGCTTTTTCTCCTGCCGGTACATCTCCCGCGTGTCCTCGTCCTCAACGAGATTGCAGAGCGGATCGATGAGGGCGGCAAAGGCGCTCAACGCGCCCTTGCCTTTGATTTCGGACGGGAGCGTCATTTTTTTCACGCCTCATCCGTCCCTTCCTTGAGATAGACCTCGAACGGCACGACCGTCTGCGCGCTCATGCTGACATGGCCGGTGAACTCGAACGAGAACTGCGCCTTGCCCTTGTCGGTGCTCTGCATGGAGAAGCCGCCGGTGGACAGGGCGTTGATGATCTTGATGGCGCAGTAACCGCCGTTGTTCTCGCCGTTCTTGTCGGAATAGTCGCAAACGAGCCAGAGGTCTTTGAAATCCGCGGACGCGACATCCACGCGCGGGGTGATCTTGGTCGTGTCGGTCGTGCCGACATCGCCCGCACCCATGAGCAGGGCGATGAGGGCCGTGTTCGTGGTGATGAAGGTACCCGTGAGCTTAACTTCCCACGAATCGAGCTTTTTGAGCTCCTTCATGTTTTTCGGGCAGTTGTCGATGTCCTCGCCGAAGTCGGTAAAAGAGGGCGTCGCGGTGAAGTTGATCCCGCCGGTGGTCGCGCCTAGGATGTTCGTGTCCTCAATGGCAGGCGTTGCCGGGGTGAACGCCTTAAGGAGAACGCCCGCGTTGAGAACGATGTTTTTAAAAGTGTCTTCGGGGATTTTTCTGAATTTCATTTTCTCACCTCAATTTTGGGTTAAAAAATCGACCGTCACGTTGATGTAACGGCCTTTGATCTTGTTGTCTGCCGCGTCGGTCTGCGGCTGGGAAAACGGGCTGCCTCGCTGGATGAGCAGTGCGCCGCCGTCGCATGGGACGTAGACGCCGCCCAAGCCGATGGCGTTGGAGATCTCCTGCGTTTTCTCGACGATGGGTCGGTAGGAATCGCCGTAATACCAGAGATTCACCACCATAGGCATGGAGCCGTCGTCGAACGCGCCGAGCACCTGTTCATAGACAAGGTACGGAAACGCCGCGCCGGTCTCGGCCTCGTTGGGGTAGGCCGTTAGGCCAAACGACGACATGAACGAATGGAGGGCTTCGGCCTTGGTCATGGCAGCGCCGCCAATCTGCGGACGTTGTACCGCTCGAACTGGAACGTCGATACCGTCGGCGTTTTGGGTAGCTTGGAAACGACGAGGTAGTAGCTTCCGTCCGTCTTGATGATGTCCTGCTCATCGAGGTTGGTGTTGAGCGGCGTGACGATGGTGTCGGTATAGGTCACGTCGGCCTGCTGCGCGGCAATGCGCTCTGTTGGCGTCAGGCCGGAAAACGCGATCCTGATCTCCGCGCCATCTTTCCATGCGTTGACGTATCCGCCGACGCCGTCCGGCACTTTCGTCTTGTTCATCACAACGGCGGGGGAATAGAACGTTTCATATAAGCTCATAGTTTCCTCCAACGGTTCAGCCGTTTTGCAAACACGCCCTGCCATGAGGCGAAATCGCTTCCTTTCGTGTAGGAATAGCCGCCGAAGCTCTCGCTCTGGTAGGGACTGTTGATGACCTCGGCGTTTTTCTGCTTCCATTCCTCGATCTCGGCGGCGACGGCCTCAAACGCGGGCGGTACAGCCATGGGGGTGATCGTGCCGGTGAACGTTTCGTCGCAGTTCATGGTTCGCTCACCGTATCGGTGCACGCCGTCATTAAAAACGCTGCCGTCGAGGCGGAAGTACTGCCCCCGGACGAGGCCGGGGACAGTGAGATCCGAATCCTTGATCGTGAACTCGCCGGTGATAGGGTCGAGGGCGAAATAGTTTCGCAGCGAGGCGCACATCTCGCCGACCGTGGCCGCGCTGCAGGTGTAATTCCAGCTCACGGCGGCCTCCTATCAGGAGACGGAGGCGAGAATCTTGGCGATCTTCGTGCCGTCCGTGACCTTCGCGCCGTAGACGTGCAGGCCCTTTACCGCGTCGGCAAAACGCTTTTCCATGCGGTACGCCTCGGTCTTGATGATCTGCTCGGCGTAGGTGGTGGCGTCGGTGATCTGCGCGGTGATCTCGAAATAGGGCGTCTTGCCGGTGTCCGTGCCGGTGCCGGTCTTGACGTTGTTGGACATGTAGACGTCGAAACCGGCGATGCGGCCGACAAGGCCGTTGATAAGGGCTTCCTGTCCGGCGGTCGCGGTGCTCTTGGCGAAGCGGTCATCGAGCAGGAGGAGGGAATGAACGTCCGGCGGGACGACGATAGTACGGCCCGTGTTGGGGACGTTCGCCTTGTCGAGCTTCGTCTTGAGCTTCACGATGTTCTCGTAGACGTTGGAGGCGGTAAGGGCAACGGGGGCGGCGGCGGAGCCGATGGTGTTACCGGCAGCGGCGCCGGCGGCGATCACGCCGAGAAGGTAGGCGTCGGAAACGTCGGCGAGGGCGTAGGCAGCGCGGCCCATCGCGGTATCGACCAGCTCGCCCGCGGCCTGCACCTTGTCCACGTCGTCGACCTGGAAGTTGAAGTACTTGGACTGGTCGATGACGAGGGTCTGGTCGGTCGTGGACAGAACCTCCGGGTCTGCGATGTCGGTGTTTTTGGTGTAGCTCTTCACGGTGATCGCCCCGATGGTGTTGATGTGGACGGTGTCGCCGTGGTTGCTGATTTCCCCCTCATAGTTGCGGTTGACGAGGTTGGTGGCAACGTGCGCCTTTTCGAGCGCATAGAGCAGTCGGGCATTCCAAATCTCGGGAATAAAAGTGGTTACAGCCATTGTGAATTAGTCTCCTTTCCGGTTGAGGGACGCCTTTACCGCGTCCCAGTTCTTGTTAATTTCGGCGGCGGACATTTTCTTGATTTCGTCCGTCGTGTATCGGGTGACATGGTTGTTGTTCGGCGGGGTGGCGGTGTTCGCGCCCTGCGTCTGCGTCGTGGATACAAGCGGCTTAAAAGCGCCCGCGATAAGCGCGTCAAGGGATGCTGCATCCTTGATCTTGTCCCCGTCCAT